AGGACTGCGACATTTTCGGCGATGCGATTGAAAAAATGAGCGTGGACGCGGACGGGATCGCCGTTGTCCCGATTTACGGCACGATTGCCACTGGCCTTCCCTCCATTGCTGCCGCCTTTGGATTTGCGGACACGGCTCGAATTCGCGCCGACATCGAAAACGCGCTCGCTGATACCAACGTGAAGGCCATTGTCCTAAACTTTGACTCGCCGGGCGGTTTTGTCACCGGCACGCCTGAGCTTGGCGCGTTCATCGCCAAAGCAGCCGAGGTCAAGCCAGTATATTCATTCACGTCCGGCCTGTGCTGCTCTGCCGCCTACTGGCTCGCCGCGCCGAGCCGCGCCATCTTCGCAACTATAAGCGCCGAGGTTGGCAGCGTCGGCGTGTATGTAGCGCACAAGGATTATTCGGCCATGGCTCGCATGATGGGCCTGGCCGTCAAGGTCTTCTCCTCTGGCAAATTCAAAGGCGCTGGCGAAGCGGGTACTTCCCTGTCCGAGGAGCAGTCGGCAGACCTGCAAAGCCGAGTGGACTCCATTGCCGCACTGTTCAAAACCCACGTCTTACAATACCGGCCCGGCATCGCGGAGGACTCCATGCAGGGGCAAACCTTCATGGGCTACCAAGCCGCCGCCGCGCGCTTCACCGACGGCATGGTTTCAAGCCTGTCAGAGGCAAAAAAGATTTTGCTTGCGGGAGCGTAGCAAATAAGCGAAGCTTATAGCACAAACAGAAAACATTATGACGGCATTGCAAGAACTCGCAAACATCAGAGGCGAACTTGACCGCATCAAGGCCGACTCCGATCTCAATGCTCAGCAATTCACGGAGGCGCAAAATGCGCTCGCCGCCGTCACCGCCAGCCGGGACGCGCTTGCCGCCGAGAAGTCCGAGATTGTTTCCGAGCGCGACGCGCTTGCGGCCAAAGTCGCCGCTCTTGAAAAGGCCGCGCACGATTTCACTGCCTCCGTCGAAATCCGCGCCGCCGCCCTTGCCGTCGAGCAGCTTGCCGCCGTCGGGGTCGCTCCGCTGGCAGGGCTAGTCCAGCCAAACGAGACGCGCGAGGCCGTCTTGTCCGCATACGGATCCGCCGACGCCAAGGGCAAGCGCGACATCTTTCTAAAGCACAGAGAAATTTTCAGCATCAAATAGTCACCTCAACATAACTAAAAACTATGGCAAACTCACTCCAAGGCGTCAATCTTGCCGCAATCGCCCAAAAAAGCCTCGACACTCTTTTGCCGCGACTGCCCATGATCACGGGAGTCATGTCAACCGACTTCTCCTCGGAAGTGGCGGTTGAAGGGGCTTCCATCACAACCCGCGTCGCGACTAAAACCACCGCTCAGGATTTTAACGCTACGACTGCCGATCAGGACGCAACCACGACGGCCAAGACGATCACCCTTTCGAACTATAAGGGCACGCGCATTGCCTTCACCGACTCGGAGTGGAGCAAGTCGAGCATCAACCTGGAAGATGTCTTTATCAAGCCAGCGATCAACGGCATCGCCAACAGTATATTGAGCGCCGCGATTGACGTAATGACTGCTGCTGACTTGCAGTTGCAATGCTTGGAAGCCGATTTTGATGCTGAAAAAGCGGCGACAATAGCCAGACAACTGACCGCTGCGGATGTCCCTTACGAGGGCCGATTCTTGCTCTTGGACCCTGGATTCTATCTGAGCCTCGCCAAGGATCCTGCGGTTCAGGCCGCGTATGCCTACGGCTCGCCCGATGTGATCCGTGAAAACCTAATTCCCCGCGTCCACGGCTTTAGTGTTTGGGAGACAAACAGCATTCCTCAAAGCTATGACTCCAGGGGGTTTGCCGGACACGCCCAGACCGTGCTTCTGGCGACGCGCCTGCCCGCCGTGCCAGCGAACTTCCCCGGCGACGTGGAGACTGTCACTGATCCCGAAAGCGGCTTTTCGCTTCAATTCCGCCGCTGGTATTCTCCAGACGACCGCAAACACCGCATGGAAGTCGGCGTCATCTACGGCGTCGCGAACGGAACAAACGGGCTGCTGAAGATTGGCAATTTTGAGTAATAGCCACTTAGATTGACCAACTCAAAAACAGGGCAACGTATGAAACCTGTGGTCACCTTGGCGCAAGACAGCACCGGCAAATTCGCCGTCTTGTTTGCCGGAGACAAGCGGCAAACGCAAACTGCGGACGCGCTATTTTACAACAACGAAGCGCTGCGGGCCGCTGGACTGAGCGGCGAGGTCGAGGTCGCTTTATACCGCGCTCCAATGCCGTTCCGCCGCCGCACCGCAAATCTCGTCCTTGCGGGCAACGCTCCAGAGCCGGAAGCAACTTCCAGCGAGAAGCCTCCGCGCGGCAGGCCGCGTAAAAACCTGGTCGCCCCGACTGCTGGCTGATTTTTTAAAGCGCAAGAGACAAGTTCCCTGGGGCGGGACGGATTCACCGTTCCGCCCCTTTGTTAGTTGTGAGCCTGCAAACCGAACAAGCCGCCGACCTTGCCGACATCTTTTACGAACTCGGCGAGACGTTCACCTTTGGCGCGAGCTCAATTCCTTGCTCCGTCACCTTTCGCGGGCAGGGACGCAAAAACGATCTTGGCGGGTTCCTTGATGACTTTGACGTGACGATAACGGCGCGCATCGCGGACCTGCCCGGCACGCCGCCCGCCGTTGGTAACACGGTCACGCACCGCTCGCGAAGCTACCGGATCGAAAGAGTCGAAAGTGGACAAACCAACGTGGAAATCCGTTATTTATGCACAGCCGTGAACCGATAACTGACCTCCGCGAAGTCGCGGAAGTTGCCGAGCTGCAAGCGCGCATCTCTGCTTGCACTTCTGAAAAAATACTGAGGGAACTGGACGCGCATCTCGTGGCTGCAAAAGCGCGAGAACTGCGCGGCCTGTCGCCAATGTTTCCGCCGTTGCTTGTCCCGGCGCGTTGCCGATGAACGCCAAGGTTGAAATCGACACGCGGGAGTTTGACGCGGCTTTGAAGCAATGCATCGCCACAACAAGCAGGACGCTGGCAAAAGCCATCAATGACAAGGCCGGAGGCGTTGCATTCCGAGCTTACAACGCCACTCCAAAGGCTGAGCGGAGCAGGATTGCCGCCGAATTCAACGCGCGTTACGATCCAGTCATCGGAAAGCGCGGCAAGCCAACAAAGCGAAAAAAGTTAGTGGTGACGAATCAGCCTCGCGCCCGCGCGCTGCTCGTGGCGCAACTGCGAAGGCAGGGCAAGCTAGGATCCGTGCGCAACCTGGGCGCGATGGTCAACGCTTTTGTCAGCCGCCGCATTGCGTCCGCTGGCTTCTTACGCTCCGGCTGGATTCCGGCCATTCGAGCGCTGGCAAAGGGCAGTGTGTTTGAGCCGAAGAAAGGCAGGCCAGTAGGCCGCGCGCTTGTAGCAAAAGACTCGCTCTCGCCTCTGGCTGAGATCGAAAACAATGCCACGCCGAAAGAAAAGTCCAAGAGTCCAAGTGCCGAACGAATTCTGACGCTGGCCTTGCAAAAAGCCTTCCGCGAGGAAACCGGAGATATGCAAGGATACCTCGCCCGCAAAGCGCAGGAAGCCGCCAACACCGTCAACGCAGTCAAAAAATAGACATGGCCTTCAACTCCATTCAATCCAAACTGGAACGCGCGGCGGCAAGTGTGGTTGCTTCCGCTGCTTCTGGCGTTGCGTGCGCCGTGTTGACCGGACTCGACTCCGACGCCGTGACGCTGCCCTGCGTCATCTGCGAGGCGGGCAACGCGGTTCCGCCGCCCGGCTTGCAGTTCACCGGCTTGCAAACCGTTGACCTGACTTTGACCGTCCGCAGTAACAAGAGCGACAGCACGCCGACGCAACACGAGGCGCGGGCTGCGGCCATCTTTGATGCGCTCGTGACTGACACGGCGGCAGCTGATCTGAGCGCCGGGGCAAGCGATTTCACGGCGTTTATGGTAGAATTCGGCCAGTCGTCCCAGTCAGTTGAAGACGATTCGCACCTCTCCGAGATGACTTTTCGTGTGACGTGCTGCCCGTCCGACATCAATTAGGTCGCCCAAACTACAGACGACTCTTGACTTCGCTTTGTCATTAGAATAACTTAACACCTAACAAAAAAACTTATGAGCGTTCAAAAAGGCACTGCATTAGTTTGGGGCGTGGGCGGCTTTTCCCTTGACGGAACGGGCGTGTATGCCAGCGGGATTGTCCAGTCGGTCCAGTATTCTCTCGGCGGCGAGGAGGCCGAGACGCGCGGACCCGACGGCAAGGTTGAAAACGTTGTTTTTTACGCAAAAAAAGAGGAGTTGACGGTTGAAGTCATCCCGTCTGGCTCCACAATCGCCAACGCAAAAAGCAGCGCCGTGCTGCCCGCACGAGGGGCAGATGTTACAGTGGCAACCGACGTTGGCGGATTTGGCGAGACTTTCATTTTTGTCACCGGCTCAATCAATCAGCGCGTGGATGGAGCGTGTTCACTGACGATGAATTTACGCAGGTATGAGGACGAACTTGCCACCGTCTCTTAATGGGAAAAACCTATGGGCGCGGACTTTTTCACAGCCGCAATCCCTGAGCCGGTCGCAATGCTTGGCGTCCGGCTTAGGCCTTTTTCGCTCGGTCACGTCCTTTTGCTAAACCGCTTCGGCAATGCCTTCGGCACGGGCCATCGGCCAGGGCTTGAGGATTTGATTCACGCCATTGTGATTTGTTCGCAGACCTACGCGGACGCACTTGCCGACATGGACAATCCAAAGCTCCCAGCGGCGGTTGCTGGCTGGCATCGGCGATTGCAACCGCGCAACTGGCTTGGCATCCGCGAGCCGGGGCTTGGCTTCTCCTTGCATGAGGCGCTTGCCGAGTTTTCGGCCTACGTCAAGGCTGGCAGCACCTTCCCTTTGTTCAGCGTGGACGAGTCCAAGATTGGCGGCGTCATCGCCGTGCCGATGGTGCAAAGCGTCAAGGTGACGCTGCAATCGAAAATGCACTTTTCCGAGTCGGAACTGCTCGACCGCCCTTGGGGATTGTGCCTTTGGGACTACTTCACCCTCCACGCCCAAGAGGGAAACTGCAAAATCGGCGAGCCTGCCGAGTTTGATGAACTTAAAGCAAAGGCGGACGCCAATCATGACCGGATTGTCGCGATGATGGAAAGGAACTGACGCATGGCATTCCTCTCCATCATGGCGCGGTTCGGGCTTGATGCTTCCGGCTTCAAGGCGGGCATCAAGCAAGCCCAGTCCGCAACCAAGGGCTTGGCGAATAGCCTGAAAGCAGACCTCAAGGGTGCGATTGCTGGGGCTTTTGGCACGGCGGCCATCACCGCCTCCGCCAAGTCCATCATAGACTACGCAGGCAAGATTACTGACCTCGCCGACCGGCTCGGCATGGGCAAGGACGTTTTGCAGGAGTTCGATTTTGCGGCGCGCATGACTGGGACTAATTTGGAAACTTTCACCGGCTTTCTCGAAAAGCTCGCCGTATCTCGCGAGTCCGCGCTTGAAGGAAACGAGGAAATGATCGCGAGCTTTGCGGCGCTTGGAGTCAGCCTTTCAGATTTGCGGAACAAAAATATCGACGAGCTAACCAAGCAGATTGGGAACGCCGTGCAAAGCGGAAACGTTCAATCTTTAGCGCCATCATTAAAGCGAGTTGGAGGCGCAAGCGCGTCGGCTCTCATTCCTGCATTCAAGACAGGGCTTGACGAACTTGGGCAACAAGGGCGCGAGTCGGGCGCAATCATTTCCCAGGAAGACCTTGAGGCAATGGACGAAGCGAGCGACAAGTTTGACTATTTAGTTTCAATCCTTCGCAGCTCGCTTGTCCCGGTCATAACCTTGGTCATAGAGGCAGTCACCGCCTTGATCAATGGATTCAGGCGCGCGGCGGCGTTTTGGGGCGGACTATTCGGCGGTGGCATGGAAGCAGGTCAACAAGCCTTGGAAGACTTTGACGCCAACACTGAACGTCAGCAAGCCGCAAGGCAAAACGCGAGGGCTGCTCGCGAAAATGCTCAAAGAAATCGGCCGGCTCAGCCGAACGAGTCACTTCTGGAAAAAATTAGGGAGCAGAACAGACAGAAGGAGGAGAGGGCGCTTCCCGATGCAGAGAGGCGCGCAAAAATTGAAGAGCGGATTGCAAAACTGAGGAACCAACTCACGGAGGCAGAGGTCGTCGCCGCTGCAACCGGCACGGAAGAGGCGCAAATTGAAGTCGAAAAGCTGAAAGGCATGATACTTGACGCAGAAGCCTCCCTGCCACAAAAAGACGAGCCGCAGGAGCAAGACTTGGCTGAACCTACGTTGGACAAAAGGCCGACCGATCCAATGGTGAACGCCTTGGAGCGCATCGGTTTCTCATTCGGCAAGTCCGCCGAGAAGACGAGTGACCGTCACCTTGAATCCATCGCGAAAGGAGTCAAGGCAACCAACGACAAGCTCGACAAGATTGAGAAGGCAACAACCTTGACCGCCAACGCTTACACATGATCCTAAAAGGAAACAACGGAATGGTGGAACTGGAACCGGAGCGGAATTATACCGTCCGCGACGGCTGGCGCACCGTCCGCCGTTGGCGCGGCACTAAAGAGGCCGTCAATCTTTTCCTTCCAACGCTTTTGATTGATGGACCGAACATTAGAATCGTGTCAGAGGCGGGGCCGTTTGCCACCGTGGAGGCTTCTTTCGACAACGCGCAAGACGGCTCTGATGTTACGGAGGAAGCGCAGATCGTCACCACTTGGAGCGTCGTCTCAAACGAGTTGGAGCAGCACGTAATCGAGAGTGACTACTTTGACGACCTTAACTCAAACGAGAGGACGGCCATCCGAATGTATGTTGACGAAGCAATGACTTATGAAACCGCGCTGACCATAGTGACCTCCCCCAATGGCGTGGCGCTATTAGAGCAGATGAATGCCGGAAAGACGGCCTATGCCATTTCGCAAATAGTCTTGCGCCGGTCGAAAACTGTGAGCGGATATGACTCTGCCGTGGCCTACCTCGCCAACGCAAACAAGGTCTATTCCCGCGCGAAACTCATTGCCGACTTCGCGCCGCCTGCGGGCGTGCAAAGCGAGATGCCGCCTTACGGTGAATGGCTCGCTCGCAATGCCACGAAGGAGCAGCAGTCAAACGGGAAATGGGTAATTACCCAAGAGTGGTGGCACGGCGACCGAATCAGCCCGGTCTATGATCGCGTATAATGAACTTCCCGATCTATAAATCTTCCTTCCCCGGAAAGCTCGGACAAGAGTTCAACCGGCTTGTCGAGGCCGTCAATTCCCTGCGTCCAATCTCGACGCCTGACTCCTTCACCAGTCGCACCACGGGCGGCGTGTCGCGCACGATGCGGGCAGGAAGGAAAAGCCAAGGGCTTGTGACCGCCGAACTGACGACAGTGCGCGAAGGGCTGGACGCGGTTGAATGCCTTGATGCCGACAACGAAACGGTTTATTGCCTCAAGGCCAGCGGCTTCCGCGCTGCTGGCCTTACTTCCACATACGGAGTCGGCGGCATGACTTACGGGCTGAACGCAGTCAGCGCGCCCGTGTTTATGGAGTATAAGTTGCGGCACGAACTGTTGCAGTTCGGAAGCTACGACGACGCCTTCCGCGTTATCCGTCATGTCAAGACGCCCAACGCAAACATTTTTGCCGGAGATTATACCAACAACGCCGACGACGTTGGCGCGGCTTTGTTCCACATCTACCCCTTTTACACGGCAATCCAGTCAAACGGGATTGTTGGAGGTTTGCCGTTGTTGGCGGTTCAGGTTTCCGAAGTCACCTTGAATTCGTCCGAACTGTCCATAGATAGTTCCGGCGACGTGTCTGCCAATTATCTCGACATCATGGCACGGGCATGGGAGCCAATCATGGTGTTCAGCAACCGTGTCGAAACTTTTGCGGACGCGGGATTCAGACGATATGTTTCGGCGTTTGGATTGCCCGGCGGTTCAATGCTACCAGAACCCTGAGACCTGACATATGGCAGCTCGCGACATAACTATCAACATCCGGCCCGACCGCCAGACGGGGGCGTTCATACAGAGCTATAAAAACGGCTCGGCATTGCAACTTTCGGCCTTCTACCGCGAGGAGAAGGTGGCGCTGAACCTCTATTTCGTCGCGCCCGCGCCGACTGGCGGTTTGTCCGCGCCGCTCACTCTGCAAAACTTGGCGGCCTATAGCTGCCGCGTCGGAATCGGCGTCACCGATGGAACCATCCTTTGCCTCGAATCGCTCACTTGGGACACCGACCACTTTGAAGGCGTGCTAAATATAAACACGACCGAGATGAACGAGGCGCTGGACGAAAGCAACGGCGCGGAGATCACCAGGACGTTTGAGGTCGAACTGAAAAACGGGTCGGAGGAGTTCACCTTCCAGCAGTCCGTCACGATAAGGAATGAAGTGCTCACGAGCGCCGCAGGCGTGCCCGAAGACTTGACGGAGGCGGCTTTTGCCGACCGGCTGCAAGCGCGCTTTGAGGACAGTGACACGGTGGACGTGGAGCGGACGGGAGATGAATTCCAGTGGCACGTGCGACGCAAAGAAGACGGCGGAATCGGCGCGGACGCTGACGGGATTTTCATCGAAAATCTAAATCTGTTTCGCGACGCCACGCTGTCCGGCCCGTTGCGAGTCGAGACGCCGCCAACAACGCCGCATGGCAACACCACGAGCAACACCACTTACAGCACGGCGGTAACGGTGGGCGGTATCACCGGGCGAATGTATCAGCTTGACTTCCGCGTGCGCGGCCTTTTTGGGCTGACGACCTATTCAGGCGGCGTCAACTTCGGCCTAATTAACATCGGCGGGACGCACTCGCACCCGACGGGCAACCCGATTTCAATTACTGTGTCCGATCCGCCGCAAACGGTGTTCCTGAACCAGGGCGCGTCGGCAGGGAACCGCGACGCGCGTGACTTCCGACTGAGCGTTACGGCGAGGGCCGGGGCAACGATCACGCTTCTGCACGACACGACGGACAACGGCCTCGACAACTGGGCAGGCGAGATTCTTGTGCCGGGTGTCGCGCCCTACCCCGCCGAGTTTGACGGCTGGTTTATCCAACTCGACATTGAGCAGCAGATTGCCCGGCAGACGGGCAAGGAAACGATCTGGATTCCGTCATCAGCGATGACTAAGCGCACGACGGACGGCCCTGCTGACGCCTCAAGCGAGATGGCTTTTGAGAAGGTCATGGTGACGGGCTTGGACTTTGAAGCGGACACTCCGCAGTTTTCGCAATTCAACGTTGCCATGCCGAAGAGTTGGAACGAGGGCGCGGTGACTGCTGAGTTTCTTTGGACTGCCGCAAGCGGAACCGGCTCGGTGCGCTGGGGAGTCCAAGCCGTCGCCATCGGTGACGCCGACGCTCTGGACGCCGCCTTTGGCACGGCTCAGGAAGTGACGGACGAGCTTGGCTCCGTAAACGCTCTTTGTAAAACCGCCGAGACTTCAGCAATCACCGTGGCCGGAACTTCGGCAGCAGGCAACCTTGTTGTCTTTCAGGTCTATCGGGCAGCGGACAACGCGGCGGACACGCTCGACGCGGCGGCAACGCTTCTCGGCGTGCGCCTCTTTTACAACACGGACGCGGCCAATG